TTATTGCACTATGTTTTCAATTTCTTCGGCGCGTAAGTACGGCACACCGTTGATTTTTACAAAGTCGGGGTCGGTTACATCAAACGGAATTTTAAACAGGCTGGCTTGGCCACCTTTTTTGTCTATGTCTAAAATGTCGCTTAGCTTAATGCGGCAACCAAACGCTTCTACTTTTAGCTCGTCTTTGCTGGTTTTTGCATAAAACATAATGTCGAACGGTTCCATTGCGCGCCAAGCGCCTGCACTTTTTGCCGCATCTGATATAAGCGCAAAGTTACTGGCGTTAACCGATAGCTCACCGCTGGCCGCTACATCGCCATCAACAAAACCATCAGGCACGCCACTTGTTTGGCTCACGGCGCTATTGTCGGTAATAGCCAGTGATGCCGTGTCAACTTGGACCATAATGTCACCCAAGTTCACGTTAAAATTCATTCCAGATAAACGCATGGTTAGTGCTCCTAGTTGCTGCTTAAATCAAGCATGATGTTTACGGTAATTTCTTTTGGCGAGTTGTAAGGGCGAACAACCAAGTAAATAACCACCGCTTTGTTTGTGGTCCATACAATCGTTACATCGCCCTCTACTGGCGGCTTAATATCACCCGGAAACTGCGTGCCTAAAATGGTGGTGCTTTTGCTCATGGCGCGCAGTGGCTTCATAAAGTACGACTTGTTTAGTTCAATGCTGTTAGGCGTTGAATTAAGCGCACGGTTTGCAACACGGCGAATAGCTAATACCCGCACTTCTCGGCTGGCTTTATGCACTGGGCGTAAATGCTCAAGGTATTGGTAGTCACCGCCTGCAGCGTCGAGCGTTTGGGCATCGCTCCAATAAACACCCTCAAAATCGCTATACCACTGCGGTACGCTCATGCGTTTATTTGCTAGGGTTTCTAGTGTGGCAAGAGACAGCGGCTCGTTTTCTCTGTCAACCGGTGCCGCGCCTAGGCCTAACACACTGCCCGTTGCTACGCGCATGGGGCTGTCGGCAATGCTTACGCTGCGGTCACATAATCGCCCTGCTAATACGCCTACGTTATTGCCGTGTAATTGCGGTACGGGCACCACTAAGTGCGCGGCAATATCGGCTTGCAATGCAATGGTTGCGGCTTCATAGGTTGGCCATGTTTGCGTAGCTGCATCAATACCAGGCACGGCAACCAATGCCGATACAAAACGGCCTAATGTGGCTTGCAATGATGTTAGGTGATCATGAATATCTGTGAGTTCTGCGCTTGCTGTTTGCTCAGCACATACCACTACCATTTCAAAGCTTTGTACTTCGTTGGCGCGGTCAATGGCATCAACAATGGTTTCCAGTTCGGCCATTGGGTAAACCGCTGCGGTCCAGTTTTGGCCTGCGTTTAATTGCGCAGCAATAAGCTGATCGCGCAGTGGGCTATCTGCAAAGGTTTTTTCTAAGTCGGTTTTAGCGCCAATGCTAAATAATTGGCTTTCTTCATCAACCGAACCTGCACGGCCAACAAACAAGAAGTGTCGCTCAACACCTTGGATGTCACCTTGCCCTAAATTCAAATTGTTAACTTGCACTTTACCTAGTGACATGTGTTTATCCTCGTTTATTGAGTTGGTTTAATATTGTTGCCAGTTCGCGCTGTACGTTGCTGGTTGTATCGCCTAAAAACGGTCGCGCTTTTACCGGTATTTGCCAGCTTTTACGGCTTTTTTGGCCGCGTAACTCACTTAACACTAATGTGGCTTTGCCATGAGTTAAGCTGCCTGCAATTTCTTTAATAGTGGCGCGGCGGTAGCCTTTGCCTTTTGCCCTGCGTACTTTGTAACCCTCAGCGGCTAATGCTTTTGCTTGGCTTCGGGTACACGGCGCTTGGTAATCTGGTTTGCCATGAATACGCACCATGCGGCTGGCAGTCATTCGCTCTGTGCCACCCTCTTGGTGTAGCGCTGCAATGCGTCCCGTAAATGAATTTTTATGTTTAAGCTCTAAGCGCTTACTAGCTTTTACATAGGGTTCTAATGTTTTACCCATACGTTTAAGCACTTTGGTTTTTTTACCGTCGCTGCGCCCTGCAAACTTTTTACCGTCTACCGTGGTTTGTGTGCGTATGCGTTGGCGCGCAAGCTTACGCTCAAAGCGGCCTAATTTTTTTAATAGCCTAATGCGTTTAGCCGGTGGTAACGCCAGTAGCTGCAACTGTTGTTTAGCGCTTAATGCTTGTTTGCTATTTGGGGTGATCACTAAACTCATGATTGCCCCTTAATATTTACGTCTACGTCTTCGGCAATGCTGATTGGCGCTAGCGATACGTAATAACGGGCGCCATTAAATAAAATAGGGCCGTTGTCGGCGGGTATTAGCTCAATGTCGTCTAGTAGTTGCACGTCTATCAGTACGGTTGCGTTGTCTTTGCTTACTACGTCTATGTCTATTTCAGGGTCGTCTAGGGCGTAGTCGTCGCGTGGCCAGTTGCTGTCTGTTAAAAATGCAGCAATAAGAGCAAGCAAGTTGTACGGGTTAATTTTGCGATGCGGAAATTTTTCAATGGCTATTACGCCGGTGTGTTTCCACTTGGCAACTAGGTAACCGTCTTGGCCTTTGTCTTCACCGCTTATTATTAAGGTGCCACGTTCTTGCCAGGCATCTATGTTGTTGGTGTGAATAGCGCCTTTTAAACTGGTGTTTAAAAAGTCGGTTAGTTGCTGTAATTGGGTAATGGTTTGGCTCATAGCGTGTGCACTCCGGCGCGGCCAAGGCCAAGCAATAAACGAATGCTGCGGTTAGACTGCGCTAAAATGGCATCTTGCTGATCAACACTATCGGCTTTGTTGTTGCCTGCGTCTTTTTGGTCAACCGCTGAAAAATACCCCATTAAATCGGCATGCGAACGGGCATACACGGCGCCACGGTAAACACTTTGCTGAGTGGTATTAAAATTAGGCACGTCGTTAGTTAGGGTGAAAGAAACATCCGTGTTCTCTTTCATAATGTATTTAAGTAGCTGCTGCTGCACTTCTAATGCGCTGCGGTTTAATGAGTCGGCTATTACGGTTTCTTCGTAAAACTCAGGTATGCGGCGATGATCACGAAACTCGCCAGTGCTTAACGCTGGCCAGCCGCTTTGAGCATCTATTTCAATGCTGTTTTGTGCTGTTGCTTCGTATCCAAATGACATACCGTATACCTATTCAATTTGGGTTCAGTGCAGTTAGCGTCGACGCGGTTATTAACGGTCGCCCGTTAAACGCTCGGCTAGTGCACTGGAGGGTTTGGAGCTTTGGCTATTACTGGGCGTTTAGCTCGGCAATGGCTCTTAATCTCATGGCTATTTTGTTTCTTACTGTTTTTACTTGTGCGTGTTTATGCAGTTCGGCGGCTTTGGCTAAGTAGCCATCGGCTTGCTGTAAGCGTTGCACGTCGCCCACATGCGATGGCGATATGTCGCCGTTTTTGCTGCGCAGTAACGCAAGACCCGCAAACTTGTAGTACTTAGCCGTAACTTGCTCAGGTAATTTCCACGTGTTCGCAACCTTGCTGAACACTTGGCTAAAATAAGGCTCAATGCTGTTGCCTTTTTCTGCTTGGGTGCTTGCCCACTCAAAAACAGTGTCGGCAATAAAACCAGGCCACTGGCGGCGAATGCTGCTAGCCATGGGCTGGTTAAGCTCAATGGCTCTGAAACCAAACTCAAGAGCGCGAGCGAAGTTGCCAACGTCAAACAGCCAAATCGTGCAGTACGCATAAATCGGGTTGTCTTCATTTTGCTTTCCTTCTTTTGCTAAATAGTCTTCAACAATGGGTAACCACTTTGGCAATAACACATCACGTTTGTGAGTGATTTTGTCGGCGCGGGTTACATAGCTTTTTAAGCGTTTTAAGTCGTCTTCTAATTCAATAAGCTGTAAGTGCAGGCTTGGGGCGTATTGCCCTTTGCCTGTTAGGCTTACTTTTTCGAGCTGTTTTTTTGCTTGGTTTTGCTCTTTGAATTGGAGGATTCTTGCGCCGCCGACGGCTTTTTTAGCTCTTCAACCGTGTCTTTTAAGTCGCTATTTGCGGCGTTAATATCGTCGGCTTGGTAGGCTAAATCGCTGGCAGCATC